ATAAGAGCCGGAGAAGCCGTTATTTAAAACAGCGGCAGCCTTAATTTGCTTGGTGTAAGCCATAGCACGAGCCAAGCCCTTTGTGTAACGAGCAGACAAGCTGTCGTACAAGTTATCTTCAATCGCCTCTTCGGTGATTGAGAAACCAAGAGCAATGGTTTCGTGGTTATAGCGGGTTGTCCATGCCTCTTGAGCATTGTCATAAGCGATGGCAGAGCCTTCGTTTTTAACAGGTGCTGCTGAGAAACCAGACAGTTTTGTTTCCTCTTCAAATGAACGCTCAGATGTCTCTGTTTCGTAGATTTCTTTATGCTCTTCGCCGTAGCGTGCATACTCTAATCCAAACAATGCGTTCAATCCTGGGAGTAGCTCCTTGAGCAGTTGTGCGCGTGAAATAGCCATTTATATTACTCCTTAGGCGTTAGAAGTAGCCGCGTAATATTCGTGTTGACCAAAGTTCAACTTAACGAGTATTTCCGGATAGTTAGTGAAAGTAACAGTTGAAGCAGAAGGAATTGCTGTAATTCCGCCTGGAACAGCTATCGCTGCGTTCAATGTTGCTGATGTACCACCTGCTGAAACAGCAGAAGTTACGAAAGCGCCACCTTGTACTGGAACGCCAGAAGCAATATAACCAACATCAGCACCAGCCAAAACGTTTCCGCTTACGCCAGTTGTCAATGTAACAGTTGTAGAGCTTGAAGAACCAATGCCTGAATAGCTATAAGCTGTATCAGTTACCAAACCGAGTACACGGAGTGGGAATGTGTTGGTTGTTGCTGGACTTGCTGTCAAACCAAGAGCCGCCATTGCAGAGTTACCTGTAGTGGTGCTACCTGTGTTATCAACGAGTTTTAGGTTGTAACCAACCATTTCTTGGTTAGCAGAAGCAATAGTTGTACCAGAAGAAACAACCGCAATCTTAAAGACTGTGTCAGGATCATCTGTAACGATAGCTTGAGCATCACCAGCAAGAGTGCCACTGGGCCAATATTGGCTAAATGTCTTTTGCTTGGTTAAAGGGTTTGTATAAGAGCAACCTAAGAACACGCCAACTGGGATTTGCCCGGAAGCAAAAGAGTTGGATGTCAAAGTTGTGCGGTTAATAAAACCATTTGTTAGATACACTAAATCACCATAAAAGATGTTTGTCGCGTATCCGTATTGGATAGGTAGATTACGAGTAGAACCCGCAAATACCTGTCCGCCAATCAAGTTGATTGGCTTGAACCCGTACGGGGCTGACACGGTAGGATAAGCCATTTAAATCTCCATTAAAAGTTAACTGCCTTTGCCAAACCGGACTTCAGATTTCTTTTCAGAGAAAAGAGGCATCCGAGCGTCTTGTTGGCGCATAAAATTATTGTCAACTGATTCCATTTGTGCTTTGTTTTGTTTAGCGTAATATTCATCACGCTGAACTAAAAATTCAGCCGGAATACGAGTCAGTAACAATCCACCCACTTCAATACAGCCTTTAAACTGTCCTTCAGTGGAAGCGTGCATCATAAGCTCAGGATAATCTTGACCTTTACAGGGTTCATATCCCTCGCGCAACTTTGAGGAAATGTTTCCGGGGTCCGAAGCCCCCATCATGCTGATACGAATCCATCTGTGTTTCCAGCCCGGTCTTTCGTCAGGGCTTGGAAGGGTCTCGGGTGGTCTCCATTCTTTTGGTCTTTCGAACACTTCACGAGTCTCTAATTCACGGGGTTTACGGTTATCAGTCATATTATTCACCTCTATTTAGTTGAGCAACCTGTTTCGCATACAGTTCTAAGGGCACACCAAGTCTTCGCGCAATAGCGGCTTGGGATGCTTTTAACTTGACACGGTTAGGCGGAGTGCTGCGACTCGCTGGAGCCACAACGGGTTTTGGTGCGCGGCGTGGAGGTTGTTCCTCATATACCGGATCAGACGTTGAAGAGTCGTCATCCTCTGTGCTCCCGAATCTCTCGGGGAAACGCTTTCGCATAGTTGCATCGATTGTCCTGAAATACTCTTCAGAACCGATGTAGCCTGAACCATACTCCTTGGCAAGTTTCTTGTCAAGCCCCATCGCCATCATTGTCATTTCTTCGTCTCTTCCAAACCAATCTGAGTTCTCTTCAACCCAGCGNTTGGTTCTTGGCGTGATGTTTTGCTGCTGCCTTGGGGGTGGTGGAGTATCTTCAAAATTCTCCAGAGGTCTCATNTTCTCTGCGTTGTGAAGCTTCAGATTGGCCTTAGCCACCTGATCCTGCGCCTCAACCAATGCGTCTGAATCTCCAGCCTCAAAAGCATCTTTCAGCTTTTTCTTGGCTGCCTCTAGTTCAATTTGTGCTGAAGATTTGTTGGTTTCGATAAAAACTTTAGAACCAGAACTTAATTGGTTCTTTAGCGCTTTATTTTCTTCGTAAATCTTACGGGCGAATTCCTCCGCTGCCTCGCGCTCACGCAGAGCTTCCTCTTTAGCCCGGCGTTCATCGTGGTAGCCTTTGGAGAACTTCTTAATTCTGTTCTTGACCTTGTCNTCATANGACGCAAGTTCATCGTCTGTGGGNTCCTCTGGGGGNGTGGGCATTGCCTTTCTGCCCCGGTCCTCCGGTGGGGTATCGTCTTCAATTTCGATGTCTAGTTCCATCTGAGGATTTTCTTCTTTCTCATCAGGAAACTTAAACTCTTCGCCTTGGAATTCTGTTGCCATGTGTGCTCCTTATGCTGCGCGGGTTATTCCGCGTGGGTCTTCAACAACGGCTTCAATAGAATCATCGTTGATGATCCTGAACTCTCTGCCGTGAATTTTCAGGCGTGTGCCTGAATTGGGGCGGACGATGATGAAATCACCTTCCTTGCAAGAAGGTCCGCTTGGGAACCTCTTTTCGTCTTTGTAGCAATCTGGACCTAACTTCACTACAAAAAGAACTGGTGTTAGCACCTCTTCGTAATGCATGGTCTGCCCGGATTTGATGATTCCTATCTCGCTATCTTGAAATTCCTCTATGGCTTCAGGAACCACAGTCAGAATGTGATAGGTTTTAGGGTCTGGCAACTGTTTGGCTTTTTGCTCGGCATCTTTATTCAAGATACCGGATAAGTCCACAGCGGTTACATCAAAATTCATTCTTCACGCTCCAATCTATTTGCAAGGTCTTTGACTAAAGTTTCTGCATGTGTCAGACCCCGAATGACACCGCAGACATGCCGATATTCGGCAAAGTCTTTTGCACCACCTCCGGACAAATGAACCTCTTGATCTCTTTTGAGTTCTCGAAGTTTGTCTAAAAGGTAGGAAGTTATATCGCTCATTTCTTAGCCTTTGGTTGTCTTTGCATTCTTTGGTTAAACATTTGCTCTTTGTGTTTGCCAATGTCTACGCCAATCCTCATGCTCTCTAACTCTTGACTCTTNATGAGTTTGTCTTTTGCCGCTGCGGCGNTGGCTGCAACCTGCATACCGGCAATTTCTTTTTGAGCTTCAATACGCATTTCTTCAATTCTGATTTGGTCGGCTTTTGCTGCCGCTTCAATCTGTTGTTTCTGCTGTTTGAGTTGAAGGTCTTGCTGTTTAAGCTGAAGTTCTTGCATTTGCATCTGGACAATAGGATCTTGCATTTGCTGTTGGGCTTGTTGAGCCTGAGCCTGTTGGTGTTGTTGGGCGGACAACTGTTGAGCAGCCTGTGCAGCGCGAACCGCAATTTGATTTGCCATCTCTGGCGACATCGTTTTGTTGGATTCTTCTGTAGGTAAAGATATGCCCATTGCTTGCTCCATCTGAACCCTCATCTCCATTCCAATGTGCTCATTGACGTGCGCCATTGCCGCCGCCATAATTTGTGCGGCAGCAGGATTCATCTGCATGAGTTGTTGGATTTGGGGGTTTTGGATTGCCGCCATATGCACTTGAATATGTGCCTGATGGTTTTGCTCGATAAACGCTTTTACCGGCTTGCCTGTCAATAAGTTTTGATTTTCCTGAACCGGGTCGGTTGGAATCTCATCATCCTCGGTTGGGACCAACTTAGCCGCGTTCTTAATCCCTAAAACCTCAATCATTTGCCTGTGGAGCAGGGGTAGATCATAGAGTTGTGGGGCGCTTTGGGCTAACTGTAAAACCGCCTGGTACTGAACAATCTTTTGCGCCATCGTTGCCGCGTTTGGATCGGATACAGGGATAACATCAACCTGGTGGTAGTCCGATGCCTTGGCGGATTTCTTTCCTTCTTCGGGTTGGTAGTCGTATTCTCCTGGCGCGTAGTCGGCAATGATTTCTTTTAAGAGTTTAAACTCTTGTTTCATGGCGTAGTGAAGTCTAGACTGCACCGCCGTCATTACTTTTAAAGTTCTTTCTAGAATTGCGAGTGTTGTACCGACCGGAGCCTGGCTGGACATGTCGGAAACTTTAATGTCCCCGCTTGATGCAAACGCTCTACCCTCTTGGACAATGTTTTGGAATAGGTTAAACAGAACCATACTGGGTTCTTTGTAAGGCAAAGGCAAGATATTGTCGCGAATAGACCCGCTAGGTACGTCAACATCCCTCCACTCGCCGGGTGCGATAGGTGTATCATCCCCTTTTGTCCTCATTCCCCGAGACTTTAGACCGCCGGGTAGGTTAGAAAGCGTACCTGCATCCACCAATTGACGTTGCAACATGGTTGCGGACTTGGCATACCCGCCAATTAGGTGAATTAAGCCGTAAGCATAGAATCCAAAGCCTGGAATATACTGATAATGGACAAAATGTTGGCGTTTGAGGTGTAATTCGTCATCTTCTANCCAGTTTCTGCGTATTGCAAGTACTTTTCTGCTGCCTTTTTCGATTGTTACGACATATGGCAGGGCAATTCCGGTCTTTTCACCCTTTCTGGTGTGCTCAAAACCCTTTAAATCGAGGTCAACATGCATCTCTAAGATGCGGTATCTGTCGTCTTGCAGGGCAGATAGACCCATTTCTTCGGCTTTTTGCTTCTCAATGTCATCTAATTGGTGGGTTGGGTCTCCCAAATCACAGTCGATGTACATTCCCTTGTCCATGAGCTTGAGAACTTCGTTCTCTGTCTTTCTCATCACATGGGTTACGCGTTCTGCATCCTCTAAAGATGAGGCTCCGTAAGGTACTACGATGTCTTCCGCCGGGATGAACATCGCTACTTGCCTTCCTTTGTTGGGGTCGTAGTAGATTTTTTTAAACGCTGACCCCGCCAATGGTAAATTCCATAGCAATTTTTCATGCTCGGGGCGGTACTCCGTCATGACCTCAGTCAATTGGTAGTTCATATCATCCCGAACACGGGTTGCAGCTTCTTCTGCCAGTAAATCAATAGCGCCGACAATTTGTGTCTTAACTGGACCCATTGCCGGGAAGGTTTCCATCATCGCCTCAGACTGAAAGCGAACAACAGACTCGGTGAGCATCGGGTGGAAAACACCACAAGCACCGTTCCAGGGTTCTGTTCTTTCTTCGTAACGAAGGCCGAGTAACTTCAGACCTTCGATGTACGCTTGAATCCATTCTTTTCTATCCTGGATGTCTTTGTCGAAGTCATCAACAAGCTCTTCGCCTAGACTTTGGAGAATACTATCGTCAATATATTCCGCCAGGTTGGCATCAAAATCTTCTGATGTTTCCTGCTCTGGACCAATTTGGATTTCTAAATCCCCAAGTCCTATATTGACCGACTCAGGATTTTCAATTTCAATTTCCATATCGGGTTCTTGGTCAATCCCAATTGGCATTGCGTACAGGCTTTTTTCCATGTTTATCCCTTATTACTTTCTCGATAAGACAAATTGTTTTCTTTATCAACCCAATCATCACCCACAAATCTGGGTGTTTTGTTGTTCAACCATTTTTGGATGGAGATAAAACATCCACCGCGCTCACCAAATTTACCGCCATGATATGAAGAAGGAGGAACCCTAATGGTTGCGCCAATCAAATCTTGGTCATACCAAACATCGTCACACATAAAAGAAATATCTCCGCCCACAAACATCTCGAACGAATCCACATTGGGGTGGATATGAGGCTTTATTTCTGAGTTAGGCTTGACGTTAAAAAGCTCGACCTGGTAACAATCTTGACGGTATAGAACAACCCCATGCGTATCATTCACATGCGACAGCGCATTTTCTTTTGGGGTGTTGATGGATCTGTTTGAGATCCACCAATTTTTAAAGTTTTCTAAATCGTCAAACATCAGATTAATTTTGAGTTACCTTCGATTGCTTTCACTACCCCGCCGTGCTTGTATGCCACTTTCTTTTGGTGCGGTTTAGAATCTTCAAGTGCGTTATCTCTGAGCGGGAATCCGTGCCTTCTGCCGTCTTCATATCCGCGTTGAATCAAATCCATAAGCTGTTGGTTTTTGGGATGAAGGGCAGCTTCTCTATGAATTTCCCAATCCCTTGCATATTCCGCCCCGGTTTGCCCGTATGCGTTTTTACCTGTGCCGTTCCAGGCTTCAGCAAAAGGAATTCCTTTTCTGTCAGCAAATTCTTGTTTGGCTTTGATCACGCCCAAGAAATCAATGTCTCTTTGGGGTAGGTTGTATTTCTCTGCCAGTTGTTTTCTGTATTTAATGTCTCTTGGGCTGCCATCTGCCCCGCCGTTGTAACCTAAATCAGAACGTCCTTCTTTTAAAACAAAAGCGCCGATGTGTTCTGGGTCTAACGCGGGATAACCTAAGCTGTCCGCTGCACCGTTTAAACGCGAATATTTGTAAACGTTTTGAATGGCTTTGGGAGCGTTGGTCGAAAAGGTTGATGTATCTGGATCGTTATTGGGTTCCCATCCCCAGTTATTTCCTTTTGTAAAAGGCTGGAGCGGCATGGTTTCTAATCCATTTTTTGTCTTGGTACTGCCCCTGTAGACAGGAATACTAGAAGGTAGATCGGTTGGCTGGGTAGAGGTTGGGATACCAAACAAAGGATTCCTATTCCTTGTCATGACATCTTCTGCATACCTCATGTCAGAACTGGGTAGTTCTGGTTGTGCAACGATTGTCTTTTGATAGCCCAAAGCATTTGCAAGCGGAGCTGTCGATGGGAAAGTTGATACTGTGCTATCTACTATGTCGCTAAGTCCAGCCATAATTACACCGTGTAGTACCTTTCTTTACGTCCCTTAAACCATTGAATTTCATCGGGTTCATCGCTTTCAATCTCGATAAATCCGCCCTGCCTGTATCTGATTAATGCTTGGCTGGTCGAGTCCACCAAGTCATCGTTATCGCCGTTAGGAAATGCTGCCAGTTCTTCCATGAGTTCATCTGCCCAGCGAGTCTGAGGACACCACACCACNCCNGAATGNAAAAGATCCGATATAGCGTTTACACGCGCAACCTTATCGTTACCTTTACTTGGGGTGTATTCATGTAGCGGTATACCCATCTTTCTTAGTTCGTAGATCAGCGGCGCACCCGCCGCTTTTTTCTCCACAATTAAGGTGTCAGGATTCCACTCTTTCCACATCTCCATCGCCCGAGTTTTTAACTCCGGAAATTCCATGCGGCGTTTAAACGAGTCTAACACGATAATGTTGGGTTTGTAATCCCCATTCTTGTCCGGATGTTTAAACACACCCCATGTCGTGCACGCTGAATAGTCCGCCCGGTTATTCTTTTCAAAAGCGGTATCCCAGGACTGAATGATAAATTCACAATACGGCGGGTTATCGCCTTCCCAAATCTTCCACATCTCACGCTTGATAATTGCGCCTTCTTCGGAGGTTGGGTTTTGCTGGTACTGAGCTTCCCACTTTGATACGGGAATCTCCGCCTTAATTGCCTCGAGTTCTTCTTTCTTCCAAAAAGCGGGCCACAGTGGTGTTCCTGAAGGTAATATCGCCGGGAACTCAATAACCTCCCAGTCGTTTACGCCTTCCTTTTGTGAACTCTTTAAAATCTGCCCAGTTAGATCTTTCTTAGACCAACGGGTCATCACAATAATAATCGCCCCGCCAGGCTGGAGACGTTGACGCGGACCGGAGGTGTACCACTCATACACCGAGTCATAGACAGCAGGATTACCTTGTTTAGCCTCCTGCTCGGAATGTGGATCGTCAATAATCAAAAGATCCGCACCCTTACCGGTTACTGCACCGCCTACACCAATCGCAAAATAGTCGCCGCCCTTATCCGTGTTCCACCTTCCNGCCGCCTTAGAATCGCTGGATA